TATATAGGAGAATTACTAGAAGCACTAGCAGAGGTAGTACCTTCAATAACTCCAGTATAACCAATTTCAAAGGATCCTCCTCTTGTAGAAGAAGCATCAGTATGACCACCACCAAATTTACCATCTGTAATAGTTCCTCCTACTTGTAAATATCTGGAAGTAGACTCTGCAACAAGCTTACTGCTAAGCTTATATTTGCCATCTACTGCATCATATATATCATTATAAATATTACAGTTATGCAAATTCTGTGTGCCTTCTAAGTAGGGCTTGCCATTACTATTAGTTGCCCTCATTTCTCTAAAGAACCATGAGCTTACAGCATAAGGAGCATTATTAATTCTGTCATTGATATTATACACTGTAGGACAGAGTACTCCTTGACAGACAACTCTTCTGTTTGCTTTTGAAGGATATACCACTACTCCCTGTACTCTTCTATAGCCTAAGTTGTAAAGCTCTTTAACTATATTACTAGGAATGTTAGCTGCTGCTTTTGTAAGAACTACCATATCACTAGTATCTTGTGGGTATAAAGAGTTCTTGTAGTCTCCTATAGGTATTACACCTGACCATTGACCTCTTTCATCTTGAAATATTAAACCAAATCTATACCACTCTCCACCCTTAAAAGTAGTGATTCTATAGCTACTATATTTTAACTGGTTATTATACATGTATAGACTACCTAATTGCCCTTTTGAGATATACTTACCATGGGAGTAGGAGACTCTTACACTACCTTTGATATTATTAATAAGTACTTCATTTTTAAGCAGAGCATTTTCTTCCTTATAGTTACCCATAAACAATGTATTATCCTTCTGGGCAAAAGTCTTTGGAATAACTTCCTGACCACCTGCATAAAGTATTTCATTAGGATCTACACTATATCCTGTCTCATTAGTGTCAGTAAATACTATTGTTGTTGATGACAAATAAGTATCAGTATTATCACTTGGTAAGTCTGGGTTACTTGGTTCTTCTAATGGAGTATTTGGAGTACCAGGAGTACTTGGAGTAAGATTGTCATCTTCTACAGGACGAATGCACATTCCATTATATACATAGCTATTTATAACCGAGGGGGTTATTCCACCATCACTTGTAGGATTAGTAAGATAATATGCCCAATGGTTTTCCTTATATAATGGTAGTTCATTGTATTTACAACTCCAGTAAAACATTCTATTAGTTTCCAAAAGTTTGGTTTCCTTACTCACTCCTGTGAAAGGAAGAAATATCTCATTTCCATTAGGGCCTATTACCCTAAAGCCATTATCTGTAGCTACCCAAGTGCATTTGTCTATAAGCTCCTTAAATTCCTCTTCATTAGGCATTCTCCATCTACCACCTAATGTCTGTGTTGCTACATCATACTTTGTTGCTGCTATGTTTGTAGCTGGTATTTTATATGATTCTGTAGGAACATCATACCATTCATAACTATTTTGATTATAGATGTCACTTGTTTGTATGCTTCCCCAAGCATAATAATTTCCACTATCTGTTTCCTCAGTGGCACCAATATTATGGTTTGCCCATTTAACACTTAGTCCTAAGTCAACTACTTTTAATGAATCTTTTCCTTCGTTTATATCAGGTATAGTTGGTGGAACCAGTGCCTCTTCTTTCTTGGCATAACTTACATATATTGCACTAAGAGTATGTATACCACCACTGGTCGCTATATCAGCAAAGCTTACTGATGTAAGGTTCTTACTGTTAGCTTTCCATATATGTTCATTATCATCAATAGGACATATTGGAAGTGAAGTATCATTTACTATACCATTTGGTGTTAGGTTATCAGGTACTACCTCACCATTAAGCAATAATCCATGTCCTCCACCAAGACTTGGTGAGAAGAATATAGCATTTATATAATACTCATCAGGTACTGATATTGTGAACATCTTACCTGTACCTGTATGAATATTAAAGGCTGTCAACCCTGCCTTCTTTGAGTATTCATCTCCTACTGTCCTAATAAATACAGTAGGGGTAGTTGGTCTAACTGGATCATTGGCATTGTCAGTAAACTTTATTGATACTACACCCTTTGTAAAGGTATAGTCATCCAATGTCATATTAATAAGCTCATCATCACTCTTAGATGATAGTTCACTGAAAGACCTTGGGTATATAAAGTTAAATATTTCCCCTTCATAGCCTTTTGCCTCAGACTCAGTGTATATCCCATTATTAAATAAAGTGTCACCTATGGATGGAACCTCATTTAAGTTAAAAGTATATACTATAGGACTTGAGAAACCATTAACTTCACAAAGACAATTTTCCTTATATACAAAGTTTGCCTTGTCACAACCCCTGCCTGTTTCTGATGCTACCCATAATGATTTATTGTCATTGTATATATCACTATCACTATATACTCCAGCTGCTGAGTTTGGTATATCAATATCTATTTGAGTCCATCTAAGTCCAAAGTCAACTGCGGCTATAAAATCACCTTTAGTATAGTCACTATGAACTTGTACTCCACTACTATAACTGCATTTCAGAAAGAATCCAGCAAAATCATTATAATCAAGGTATATATCTCCTTTAAGATAGTCAAAACCACTTTTGGATTTATTTTTGGCTGACATCTCCTTATAGGGGAAATAAGTTGATAATGACTGCTGGTCATTCTTGGCCATGTTAAATTGATCTTCTGATACTCCCGATACCATTGTCCAAGGCTTAGAGAAATCATAAACAACTCTCTTAAACCTTTTACTGTAAAATATTGCGAGATTCTCTGCTATGAGTTTATCCCTGCCATGCACATATTTTTTTGATGATGCCATATGCTATTACTCTTGATTGTTCTTTGTTATCCTTAAGTTTGCTATTACCTTGCAGGAAGGTTTTCCATTAATGCTTGATCTGTGAATAGAATATATTCTCAGATAATCAAAGTCAGTGTCTACATTCTTAATAGTTATCTTAAAACTGTTATTAAGAGTCTGCTCCTGCTGGGCACCTCTATCTGAATGAGATATATAGTAAATAGGTGATATATAGAATATATTACTCTGCTGTCCATTAAGATTATAGTAGCACATGGCATATTGAATAGTACCTTCTGGAAATGTACCACCATAATCTTGTCTCTCTATATTTATAGATGAATCACCTTTATAATCAAAAACAGGAATAAAATCAAAAGGTGTTTTTGAGGAAAGCCAGTTATCTCTATGCTTAAGGATAGTTTCTGTATCTCCTGCTATATTAATAAACCTTGGCTGATTAATACCATCCAACCAATATACTTTCTGAACATTAGCACTTTCATAGATACCCATAGTCTCAAGTCTCATAGTATCAGTAAAGCCTAAATTTCCCCAATAAAGAAGTACACCATTAAGCTGAATATCATTAGTGGCATCTTTCTCAAACCTATATATTCTATCTGTTGTTGTATTGTTGTCAGTATAATGGGTAAATATAACTAAGTACTTATCAAGCACACAGTAGCCTATAATCTTTCCTCTAAATGTATGTTTAGCTTCAGAGATTGCCAAGTTATTGGCATTAGTAATCTTTGAGCTTATAATGCTGTTCGCAAAACTCTTGAAGTTCAGAATATATTCTTTATTTCCTTTCTCATTAGTAAGAGATAATAGTGTCTCTCCTTCCTGAGAAGTAAGCCTCATATTCTGAATGTCATAAGCAAGACTACTACCACTCTTAGACCTGCTTATGTCCTTGGTCATTCCTTTTATATTAAATACCTGCTGTTTCTTCATAGTGCTTAATGTCTTCTTATATATTCTCTGTCACCAAGATGCTTGAATCTTTTATCAAACTGTCTTGTACTTAAGAGCATAGTATTATACATTCTTGTAAGACTTTCCATTTCACTCATACTTGGTACAGTAAACTCATCTTGTAACTCTGCTGCTCTCCAAGCATACTCTTGCTGAGCATTCTGTAGTACATTGGCATTGATCTTACCTGTGTCAAACTTAATAGTAAATATCTGTACCTTGATAAATGCCTCAAGAGCTGTTAAGTAATTCTCATTGTCTATAAGCATTGGATAACCATCCTCATCCATAGGAACAGCTCTATAATAAATAGTAACTTCTCCTTTAGGAAATGATGTATAGATTATTCTTCCTTGTGTCTTGAAAGAGAGTTCTTCATGCTCATGTTTTCTTCTTGGGATATAAAGCTCTTTCTTATCCTTACAAGGTCTTCCACAAGCATCATGGCTAATACTTTCATTGTCACTGAATACCTTGGTATCTGTCATGCTTCTAAGACAAATACCACTCTTTTTATCCTCTACTTGAATAATACTTTCAAGATCACAGGGAAGTAAACCTTTAAAGCTGTCTATCTTTACATCCTCTGATTTCTCTGTGTATAACTTTGGATAGCCATGAAGATCTATGAACCTGATAGTATATCTTATCACTTGCTCAATAGTCAAGTCTCTGAGTAATGGATGCTCCATAAGGTTATCCAATACTCTATTAATGCTTGTATATTGTATCTCCTTTATCATCTCTTTATAGTTTAATATTCATCAAACAATGTATCTGCTGTTCCTTCCATAATATGGTCTCTTAGTTTCTGCTTAATAGTCCTGTTGACAATGAACTGATAGTAGCTTTTATTGTTATATACTGCCTTATATTTGTTGTATATGATATGATATACTGTACTGTTTTCAGTTCTTACAAGTATTTTGTTTCTCATAGCTTCAGCATCATCATACCATAGCTTTAGTGTGGAGTTCCAGTCAATAGGATAATTGACTATTAATTTTCCATCTTTAATCTTTGCTTCTCTCCTACTCTTCCTAAGCTCAAGAGAACCCATTCTATAAGGAAAAACTATTTCATTACCTTTTGAGAGTTCATCAGCAAGAAGTAAGTTAATGCTTCTTATAATGGTGTAAAACTCATGCTCTGTAAGTGGTCTGCCTATGTCATACCATTTGTTCTTTCTGATGGATTTATAGGCATCATATACTCCATAGCTTCCACTTACCTTGCCTTGTCTTTTACTTCTTTTCTTAAGTATCTTTTCTTTAAACTCTTCAAAAGTCTCTTTCATCACTCTTCAATCTGTTGCTGTAGGTTATTCTTCATATTGCTTCTTACAAAGTTCATAATATCAGCTAAGTCATCCTTGGCGTTGTTGCTATTATCTCCTTTGGGTCTGTAGGCTATACCAAGTATATCCTTTACACAGAGTTCTATAAGAGTAGGCACTAAGTAGTCTCTGATAGGAAAGTTCATATCCAATGGATCACAGGATGTATCATTACCATCACTATCACATAAGAGCTTACTGGCCTCATCATAATCCTCAAAGATACCCAGCATCCTAAGTTTCTTTAGATACAAGAACTGAGGATTGTTACTATAAAGATATAAATGTAAGTCTGCTCCTAAAGATACCCAAATGATACTCTGTAGATACTTGTTAGTACCTACATATCTCATTCTATCTCTAGAAACATAGACTATATTGATACCCTGATAGAAGTCAAAAGGATAGATTCTTGGAAGAGTACCTTCAAGTATCTTAGGTATCTTCTCTTTGCTTCTTAGGTAATAACCTCCTGTGCAAGGCTCTCCATCAATAGCAGGTACTTTCTCTAAGTTAAGACATATCTGCTGATACTCAAACTCTGAGGAGGTATCTGTAGTACTTTTCTCTTTATCCTGCTCTTTCTTGATAAGAAAGCTTCTGTATTTCTTGGTAAGAAATATTATGTGTTCCTCGGTAACTAAGCTGTCATCACTTATTGATCGTATGCTGTCTAGTATAAAATACACGATTTCTGATACTTTCATATTATGTAGTTTTTAAAAATTCCCATTTATATCCATATGCTTTATCAACTTTATGATTCAAGCATCTGCTTAATAGTACCTTGTTTTTAACGCCAAGATATTTACATGCTTCTGTAATACTATTAAAAGTATTTATAATATTGTTATTTAAATCTTTTTGTAGTACAGGTTTATAAGTCCAAGGTACTTCTCTTATCTTCTTTTCCTTTAGTTTAATAGTTTCTTCTCCATTATAGTTTCTCCAATAGAATCCTTTATATTTACCTAGAGTTTTCTTTGCTCTATCAATATTAGATACATTTATCTTAAGATAATAGGCAGCTTCATCTGCACTATTCCAAACTTTTATTAGATGTAAATCATCTCCATATTGCCCTACTTTTTGTGCAGTACTTCTACTTTTTCTTCTTTCCTTTTTTGTTTTTATAGGAATGATTTTAGGAGTTGTTCTTTTCTTTATATCTTCTAAAGCTCTTTTTACTCTTGGAGGAATATCAGATTTTTCAGGATGAAGGAAATAATTATAATAATCATCTTTAAATAGCCATTTATAACCAAGTGCAGTATCCCTCTTGCCATTACATACTGGACCTATATTAGTTTTACCTTCATAATCTTTGCCAAGTATCTCTGATTCAGCAACTCTTTGAGATTGATATTCATTAAGAAAATCTCCAGTAAGAGATAGCTGAACTATAGATTTACTTTTACTTATGTTTCTATAACCCTTCTTATAAATACGTTTCCCTTTAGAAGCTTTACTCCAACGTTTTCTATAAGCAGAAGATTTCCACCTTTGTTTAGATGCTTTTGCTATTCTTTTTTTAGTTATATCTTTAAGTTTATAGCCACCACAATGATTTTTTGAGCCTGTATAGCTATAATGGCTTAACCCTCCTACATCACAATTATATCCATTTTCAACAGTATGATACAGTGCTATATAAAATGGCTCTAAAATATTTAGTACATTTACAGCATCTTCCTTAGTAGCAAAATAATGACTGTACAATCTCTTATACTTAAAATTCTCTGCACCATATTTAGCTCTTGCCCTATCTATTTTTTTACCAGCATAATGATAAGAAGAAGACTTCCAAAGTTTTCTTCTATTTTTCTCATTTACTGTTTGCCCAATATATAATTTTCCTGATGGGCTTGTATACATATAGATTACTCCTTTTATCACAGTTATGCTCT